TAATTATTATAAGGTGGGATAATGGGAGCTTTTGCATCTGGTAAACATGCTTTTGGACTATCAGATCGTTCTGGATTTAGGTACAGAATTAAAGATATGCGTAAAGAATGGAATGGATCTTTGGTTGGCAAAGATGAGTATGAAGAAAAACATCCTCAACTTACACCTCCAAGAATACCAACTGATCCAGAAGCTATAAGAAATGCAAGACCAGACAGAACAGAAACTGCTGTTCCTAACATATTGCCTTTAAACGCTTTTACTGTTACATCATCTTCGACAACAATAAGTGTTAATGAACCTAATCATGGAAGATCATCAAACGACACTGTTAGATTTAGAGATGTATCCTCTATAGGTAATATACTTGGCTCAGTCATTACATCTGCAACTGGCTTTACGATAACAAAAACAGATGATAATAATTATACATTTGATAGTGGTTCTACTTCAACCATAACACAAAAGGGAGGTGGTGGCATTGCTTCGGCAGGACCTGTCACTATAACAAATTAATGAGTTTTACTTTAGCAACATTAAAGACAGCGATACAAGATTACACAGACAATAGTGAAACATCTTTTGTTACTAACCTGCCTAATTTTATAAAAGGCGCAGAAGAAAAAATATTTAAAAGTGTTGATCTTGATTATTTTAGGAAAAATGTTACGAGTGCGATGTCATCATCTGATCCTTATTTAAGTGTACCATCAGATTTTTTAAGTGTGTTTTCTCTGCAAATAACAACGTCTGGATCAGAAAATTTTCTTTTGCAGAAAGATGTTAATTTTTTAAGAGAGTATACTCCAGCTTCATCAACAACAGGCACACCTAAATATTATGCTAAGTTTGATGTAGCTAACTTTATTTTAGCACCAACTCCAGATGCAAATTATACTGTTGAATTACATTATTATTATAGACCCGCTAGTTTGACCGCAGGAGCTGATGGTGGAACAACCTGGATTAGCACAAACGCTCCTTTTGCTTTACTTTACGGATCATTAATTGAAGCGTATTATTATATGAAAGGTGAACCAGATGTTTTGGCTCAGTACGAAAAAAATTACGTTTTTTATATAGAAAGACTAAAAGACTTAGGTGAAGCAAGAGAAAACACAGATGGATATAAAGTTGGTCTACCATCAAGACCAAGAACATAGGAGTTAAAAATGGCAACATCAAATGCAGCAACCAATTATCTAGAGAGAAGAATATTACACTATATATTCAAGAATAACTCTCTTAGTTTTTCTAGTCCTGGAGATAGTATTTATGTAGGATTAGCTACAGCAGTAAGTGCAGCAGAAACAGGTTCTGTGACAGAAGCAACCTTTACAAACTACGCAAGACAACAAGTAGCTGCTTCTGGTTGGACAACAATAGGTGCAGACTCAACAGACACACAAACAGCAACCAATGCAGCGAATATTGAGTTCCCAGCATCTGGTGGAACAACTAATACAATAACACATGTTATTATTGCTGACGCATCAAGCAGTGGTAACATATTATTTGTAGGAGCTTTAGATGCTAGTAAGGTTATAGCTTCTGGAGATATATTTAGAATTAATGCAGGGAATCTAACTGTAGAGTTAAAATAATGGCACTTGTAATATCAGACAGAGTAAAAGAAACTACCACTACAACAGGTACTGGTACATATAATTTGGGTGGTGCTGTTACTGGCTTTGAAACTTTTACAGCTAATCTTAGTAACTCTGATACAACGTATTATGCTTGTACTGACAATACAGACTTTGAAGTTGGTATTGGCACCTTTACAGCTTCTGGAACAACATTAGCTCGAACAACTATATTAGCTAGTTCTAATTCAAACAATGCTGTGAGCTGGAGTTCTGGAACAAGAACTATATTTTGTACTTTACCTGCTTCAAAAACAGTGTTCTTAGATGCTAGTGGTAATGCTACAATAGGCGGAACAGTTACAGCTACTGGATCTTTTATTATTGGATCTGCTGATATGAATGAGGCAGACCTAGAAAAATTAGATGGTATTACAAATGGCACAATAGCAGCAAGTAAAGCTGTAGTAGTTGATGCAAACAAAGACGCTTCTTCATTTAGAAATCTAACCGCTTCTGGTGCAATAACTGCTGGTAGTTTTGTAATAGGTTCAGCAGACATAAACGAAAATGATCTTGAGGCTATTGATGGTATTACAGCAGGAACTGTTGCGGCTTCAAAAGCAGCCATAGTTGATACTAATAAAGATATTACTGGTTTTAGAAATATAACTTTAACTGGAGAACTGGATGCAGCCACATTAGATATATCTGGTAATGCAGATATAGATGGTACATTAGAGGCAGATGCTATTACTGTTAATGGTACAGCCCTTAACACTGTTATAGCAGGTGTTACTGTAACAAACGCAACTAATGCCGCACATGTAAGCGTTGCAGATAACGAGAATGCAAACGAAGAAAATTTAATAACTTTCATAGAAGATGCGTCAGCAACAGGTAATGTTGGCTTAGAATCGGATGGTGACTTTTCATACAATCCAAGTACAGGTACAGTTTCTGCTACAATATTCAAGGGTAATATAGATGCCGTAGATGGTGATTTTGATGGAACTCTAGAAGCAGATGCCATCACATTAAATGGAACAGCTATTACTGCAACAGCAACCTTAGATACTGGCATCTCTAATAACAATGTACCTAAGTTTACAACTGGTGTGGCAGACGATGATTTTTTAAGAGTAAATGGCACAGCTATAGAAGGCAGAAGTGCTAGTGAGGTTTTGTCTGATATAGGCGGGGTAACCCCAGCAGACGCATCTAATGATGCAACAGCTTTAGCAATAGCGTTAGGATAATGATATGGCAAATACATTTAAATTAATTTCAAAAGCAGGTGTAACAAGTGCTGATGTTATATACACAGTAGCAAGTTCCACAACAACAGTTCTACTGGGAATAATGTTAGGTAATACAACAACAAGTCAAGTTACTGCCACAGTTACAATAGAATCAGATACTTCAAATAGATCAGGAGCGAATAACGAAGCTAACCAGAATGTTGAACTTGTTACCAATGCACCCATTCCAGCAGGATCATCCTTAGAACTTTTGGCGGGTAACAAAGTTGTTATGGAAGCAACAGATGTATTAAAACTTACAGCAAGTGGAGCTACAGATATTGCTGTATCAATAATGGAGATAACATAATGCCTTTTCTTGGTAAAACTCCAGTTACAACTTTTGAGGCTACAACTGCCGTAGAGAGATTCAATGGCGATGGATCGGATACCACATTTACATTAAGCAGAGCTGTTAGTTCTGTACAAGATGTGCTTGTATCTGTAGATGGTGTTGTACAAGACACATCAGCATATACAATACCAGATGGTACAACATTGACATTTACGGCTGCACCTAGTTCTGGAACTGCGAATATCTTTGTAAACTTTTTAGCACCACAGACAGGCACAGTTACACCAGCCGCAGAGAACAAAGGTAACTTTAAGGCAGGTGGTTTGTTTAGAACTAATGCACAAAACTTAACGGCTGATACAACAATACTTGCAACAGAAAATGCACAGGTAACAGGAACAATTACTGTAGATAGTGGCGTTACATTGACAGTAAATAGTGGTGGAAGGTTGGTGGTGACATGAGTACAATCAAGGTAGACACATATCTAACTCGTGGTGGTGCATCAGAAATAGCCATTGATAAATTAAAAGGTGTAACTGCTGCAGGTTCAATGCTTGTGGTAGGAGAAGGTGGAACAAATACCACTAACTTACAACAAGGATTGGCAAAGGCTTGGGTTTTTGGTTCTGATGCTGCTGCCTTAACTAAAAGTTTTAACATAGCTTCTGGTACAGATAATGGAACTGGAGATTACACTTATGCAATTACAAATGATATGGATAGTGCAAACTTTGCTGCTTCTGCAACAGGTGCTGCAGGTGGCAGAAGATATGGAATACAGTTAGCAAGAACAACAGGAACATTTCAAGTTAGATATTACGATGATAATGAAGCTCTTGGAGATACTGCTAATGCAAGTAAAGTACACGGAGACTTAGCATGAGTGAAGTAATACTAGACACCATAACAGGCAAGTCCACTGCAACAACCATAACCATTGGCTCAACACCTGTAGTTAGTGCAAGTGCAAACTCTATGACTATTAGAGGTGAGGGTACAGCACAGACTAGTATTCAGCAAGGGTTGGCAAAGTGTTGGATTAATTTTGAGGGGGATGGAACTATTGCAACATCAGATAGTCTTAATGTTAGTGGAATAACAGATAATGGAACTGGTGATTACGAAATAGCTATTAATAATGACATGAGTAATGCCAACTATTCTTCTACTTATTCAGGAACACATGATGGAGGTTCATATACTTCTTATTTGGCTACTGACCATGATGACCCTCCAACAGCATCAAAAGTAACTGTAAACTCAATGAACTCTGGTAATTCAACTGCGATTG